ATTGATAATCAAAGAAATGTTATGAATGAAATTGTGAGATCTGGTAATCTCCAAATGGTCAATTCTTTCATGGATAGGTTTATAGATTATTATGATAATAAAATTGAAGAAGTATATAGAAGTGAGAGAGATCGAAGAATTGCTTATGCAGTTTTAGAACTTTTTAAAAATCGTGAGAACATCGAGAATTATAATAAAAAAGCACTTTATATTATGATTCGGGAAATGACTGGGACGAAGACTCAGTATATCACGAAGGTTGTAAATGAGATCAAATCTGAATATAGAAAACTTTTCATTCTTTTCGAAGATGGAAAGATTCAGTAGGTTTCGAATTAGGAAGCTCCTTAGCAAAAGCCAATATTGGCATAATTAAACAAGAGGAGAAATTTTATGAGAAAGTTAATTTTAACAATTACATTAGCTTGTATGTCTATGATGGCATCACAAGCACAGACAAAAGGCGATTGGTACATAGGTACTGGTGACGTTTCTAACGTTGCTTGGACTGAATGGTCAGTAAGCCCAACTATCGGATACAGTGTTACTAATAATTTAGTAATCGGAGCATCATTAGATCAAGTAACCGGTGAAACCCTAAATGTAGATGTGAATGCAAGATACTTTGTAAAAGGTTATTTTGCATACCTAGAATCTAACTTAAATTTGGATACCGAGGACATGCGCCTTGGATTCGGAAAAATGTTTACACTACGCAGCAATGTATATGTAGACCCAAAAATCGTTTATAATACAGGAGATCAAACCACGAACCTAGGAATAGGCTTCGGGTTTAGATTCTAATTTTTAAGCGAGCTTCCTATTGGGTAATATTGCCCTAAAATTAAATTGTATTTGAGGAAAATCAGATGGAATCAGTAATTAAGTATGTAACAGGTTTTTTCAGTGGACTAATGGCTATTTTTATGGCTATGATCCCTGTATCAATCTTATGGTATGTATTGACTGGTGGTGCAGTATTCGGTATCGATGTTGTAGCTAACCTTTCAAATTTAATCTCTCGCATTGGCGAAGGTGGATTTGTAGGTATCGTGGTATTAGTTTTACTAGTATCATTTTTCACCGGCAAAAAATAATTGGTTTATATAATTAGTTTTTTTTAAGTGCCCTGGCTTTAAGTCGGGGCATTTTTTTTGTAGTATATATATTTATACATAGGAGAGTTTTATATGAATAACGATCATGAGATTTTTAAGGGTAAGACCTTTTCAGATTTACTATCTGATATATACACAAATTCTAAAAAGAAAGAAAATCAAATTAATGGCTTGATAAGAGATCTGCAACCTATGATAAAGAATCTAGGTGATGCAACAATAATAGTTCCTTTGATAGCTGAATATTTAGATGTTTCTGTTAAGAATGATGACCACCTAGTAAAAATGGCTTCAATCGTCCAGAGGGCTATGGCCAGATCGGTATCAACCGAAGGTAATGGATCTCTATTAACAGAGGACGAAAAGAAACAATTAATCCAAGCAGCTCAAGAATTGGAAGATCGAGAAAAAAATGGCTAAAGTCTTTTCATCAAATCGAGCATCTATAACCGGTGCATCACCTATAAATCATCCGACAATAACTTTCGCAGAGGTTGTTCAAGTGCTGTTAGATTCTGATGACCCATCATTCAACCCACCCGGAAATATAAATATTGGTAGTATCAAAGCTAGACTGCTGGATACTGAAAGAGGTAAAGCATCTGAGGATCTAACTTGGTACGCACCGCTGAACATGAATGATATTCATGTACCTGTCATTGGTGAAGTTGTCATGTTAGTTCAAGCACCAAATAGAAATATAGTTAAGTCAAAGAAGTCCGTTGAGTATTATTATATTAGTATCGTCTCTACTATGGGAAATGCTACTAATAATGCTATAAAGGGCTTTTCAAAACCTATAGCTCAGAGTAATCTTGTAACTTATACTGGAAATCAAAATACAGACAAGGTCGATGGTCTCGGAGATTATATTCCTGAAATAGCCAAATCTAACTTAATAGCATTTGAAGGTGATAAATTGATTCAGGGTCGATGGGGCCATGGTATTAGATTTACAAACACTTCTAATGGTTCGTCTAAAAAATCGTTCTGGAATAAAGATGGCAACGATGGTGATCCTTTGATTGTAATATCGAATGGTCATGCAAGCGAATTTCCGGACCCATACCTAGAAGCAATAGATGATGATGCTTCAACTATAGTATTATCTTCTGCACAATCCATAGACTTATCTATATCGAATAAGGTGCACCCCTCGTTGCAATCGATCAATCAGTATAGTGCAGGTCAGATTGTTTTAAATTCAGATAGGGTAGTTTTGAATTCAAAAGCCGATGGTGTTATTATCGCTGGTAAGACTGGTGTATATATAACTACTCCGGATTGGAAAACAGACTTTAATGAATTGATGGATATTTTTAAAGAGCTTATTGCTGAAATGAAATCTCAAGCAGAAGGTGGATCACCATTCACAACTGGTGTAGGGCCAACAGGTCCAAATCCTGCTTCTATTGCAATATTGACTCTACTAGAAACTAGACTTGGGTTGTTGGAGCAGTAGTGATAGATTATAATAGCTTCCAGGCTAAATTGGAAAAAATGTTAATGGGTAATGGTTTCATACATAAAGGTTGGGCAACTTCGGATTATGATTCAGAAACTTCGACCTATAATTATAGTGGTGGACCACCATGGATAGCTTTTACTGGGGAGACCTTCCCAGAATCCGAAAAAGAAACGGCAAGGTTTTTTGCTGAAATTATCTCTGAATATCTATTGTCTAAGATTCAAGATCCTAAGGGTAATATCCCTCTGATACCATTAGTATATCGTACAGATATGGATACTATGGGTAATATAACTAGTGTTATAGCCAATAAGATTGAGGAAGGCCTTTTACAGTTAAAGGATACGGATAATGCTATGCTATCAGGCTCAAAACTAAAGACTGTGTTTAAACCTATGAGTGCAGTTATTGCAACATGGATGGCAACTAATACAACTATGAATTTTTTGATTAATCATATTAGTCCTTCGAATGTACCAACGAGCAATTTCATAACCAATTTTGGCGACCATGCAAATCTAGGTAAAAATTTCGGTCTAGCCTTAAAACAAGAAGGGGCTTCTCGGACTATCATTACTACAAAGGTTGGTTCCTCAATGGTCCAAGCGTTTGAGGATTATTTCGGTAGTGTCGGCGGTACCCATATTGAGACTCCACCTAGTTCTACTCCTCTCTCAACAAACTGGACAGGTTTAAAGTAACTATGATATTTATATAGGAACAAAAAGAGGGTTTGATAATGACAAAAAAAGAGTTAGTAGAAGTTATAAGAAAGGTTGTAAAGTCTGAAGTTAAGAAAGCTGTTAAGAAAGCTATTAATGAAATTGCACAGCCTAAACTAGAGAAGTCTGAGCAAAAAACTACACTACAAGAAGTTTTAGCTCAAACGGAAGAACAGGGTGATTGGAAGTCAATGGGTGAGTTTAACTCTCAAGATGCTAGAGGGCAATTCGCAGCAATGCAAGGTGGTAATGCTACCAATTTAATTGGAGCTCAATCTAATCTATTAAGCCAGCCAGCAGTTCAAAATGACGAGAGCTTACAGAAAGCGTTTACTAGAGATTATAGTAGTTTAGTTAAAGCAATGAAAAAGAAATAAGAGATGTCTCAGACCATAAAAGAAACCAGATTTAATCCTTTGGATTTTGAAGCTGATGTAGCTATCGGTCTTGGTCTTCCTTTAGTACATCCAAATGCCGGTAAGTTCACATCGCCCGTATCAGCTAGTTTCGATCAAGGAGATTCTGAAGTTGGAACTACGAAGATGTCAGGTGGTGTATTCAATTCTACATATACAACTAAAGAACAAGTTAAAGCGAATATCAAGAATTTGGTTCTTACAAATCCGGGAGAGAGATATTACCATCCAACTTTCGGTGCTGGAGTACAAGGTCTTCTTTTTGAAAATATAACTAGAGAATTATTAAAGAATTTAATTTCTAAGATTAAATCTCAAGTAGGTTTATGGCTACCTTATGTGACCATAAAAGATATTGATATTAATACTGATAGAATTGATAGTAATGAAATTAGAATAAAAATTGATTATGTTATTTTTGAAAATGATTTTGATCTTCAAAGTATAACCATATTTGCTTAGGAATAAAATGGCTGAAAAAGATATAAAATATTTAAACAAAGATTTTTCGGGCTTCCGAGATAGCCTTGTAGAATTTGCTAAAAATTACTTTCCGGATACCTACAATGACTTTAATGAGTCATCACCTGGTATGATGTTTATTGAAATGTCTTCGTATGTAGGTGACGTGCTTTCTTATTATACAGACTATCAATTAAGAGAGAGTTTATTATCTCAAGCTCAAGAGCGAGTTAATATTTTAGATATAGCTCATTCTCTAGGATATAAAGCAAAACCAACCGTACCAGCTTATGTCGACCTTAGTGTTTACCAATGGTTACCTGCTATTGAAGACGGTTCAGGAAACGCAATACCAGATATGTCTTATGCTCTAAAGATACCAACAGGAATGTCAGTAGATGCTGAATCAAATTCGGATGTTAAATTCACTACAGTTGAGGAAGTTAATTTTGTACAAACAGGATCAGCGAATACAAATGTTACTGTTTATAGTTTAGATGATACTACTGGAGAACCTAACGCTTACTTGATAAAAACAAAAGTTCGAGCAGTCTCAGGAGAATCTAAATCTGAAACCTTTACCATATCTGAGGCAAAGAAATTCCAAAAGTTAAAACTAGGTGCAAAGGATATCATCCAGATACAATCAGTAATAGATGCTGATACTAATAAATGGTATAATGTTCCATACTTAGCTCAGGATACTATTTTCGAAGAACTTCAAAACAATTCTTCAAATGATCCAACAACCTCAACCGATACGAATGAGACTCCATACCTATTAAACCTTCGCCGTACAGCAAGAAGATTTACCACTAAGATAGATAAGGATAATTATACTGAGTTATTATTTGGAGCAGGTATATCTTCTAATCCTGATGAGCTTATAACGCCAAATCCATCTACGATTGGAAATGTCTTACAAATCGGTGAAACTTCTAAATTAGATGTTTCATTTGATCCTGCAAATATGATGTTCACTAGAGCTTATGGTAAAGCTCCTAGTTCAAATCTAACGGTTACATATTTAAGTGGTGGTGGTATAAAATCAAATGTCGTTTCTGGAGACTTAACAAAGATCTCTAGTAATAGTTTTAATATTGATGAGGATGGTTTAGATGCCAGTACTTTACAAACGGTAAAAGATTCTTTAGCTGTTACTAATGAACAACCTGCTACAGGTGGTAGATCTTTTGAGACTAACGAAGAGATACGACAAAATGCATTGGCATCCTATGCATCTCAAAATAGAGCAGTAACCAAAGAGGATTATATAGCAAGGGTTTATGCTATGCCTGCCAAATTTGGATCTCTTGCTAAAGCTTATATAACTAAAGATGATGCTGTAAACAATCTGCTAACCACAGATGTAGTGGGAGATCAACCCCAAGGAAATGCTCCAAATTCTACGGAAACAACCGCCAATCCATTAGCTTTAAATTTATATGTTCTGAGCTATGATCTCAATAGCAATATGACCATAGCAAATGATACTACGAAAAGAAACCTTCAGACTTACTTAAGTCAGTATAGGTTATTGACTGATGCAATAAATATTAGAAATGGTTTCGTTATTAATATTGGTATAGATTTTGAGATTATCGTTTTGCCTAGTTTTAATGGAAAAGAAGTTTTAGCAAAAGTCATTGATAGGATCAAGAAATACTTTGATGTGTCTACATGGCAATTCAATCAACCAATACTCTTAAATGACCTTGCTGCTAAGCTTAGTGTAGTAGATGGTGTTCAGGCATTGGTTAATATACAAATAAAAAATAATGTAAGCGAAGCTTCTGGATATTCTGGTAATGAATATAATATAGATGCTGCAACTTCTAATAATGTAATATACCCTTCTCAAGATCCTTGCATATTTGAAATAAAATATCCTGATTCTGATATACGTGGTAAAGTGGTTGGGTACTAATTATGATATATTCGATTTTTCCTAAAGCAGATACAACATGCTATCAACAATATCCTACGAAGAATACAGGTCTTGATGAAATCTTAGAATTAGAAAAAATAGTTTCTAGTTCAACAATACATGGACTATATAATACTCGTATATTAATGGACTTTGATCTGTACAATCTTTCACAATCATTGACAATTAATCCTGCTAAATTCTATTTGAATTTATATGTGGCAGATAGGAATACTCCAGAACCTTCGAGCATACAGTATGGATATCCTGTAGACACTGAATGGAATTCAGGTATAGGCAAATCAACCCACAACCCTATAACCAAAGATGGTGCTAGCTGGACTTATAGTACCGGAACTACAACATGGACTGGTGGAAATGGTCCTGAAACCAATTCTGCTATTCATATTACTCATAGTGAAAGTATAAAGGATGTTAGAGCTGATTTAACTGGATTAATAAATTCAACTTGGGATATATCTGCAAATCCTGGACTTCTTATAAAAAGAACTCTTGCGCAGGAAACAGACGGTAAGAAATATGGAAATATAAAATTCTTTTCTAATGACACTTCAACGATTTACAGACCTAGATTGGATATCTGTTATGATGACCACTCATGGGTAACTGGTAGTCTTTCAGCTTTAGATACTACTAAAGATTATTTTGTTTATCTAAAAAATAATTTCGAGACTTTAAAGATAGACACAACGACAAGATTTAGATTTGAGGCCAAGGAAAAATATCCGGCTAAAACATATACAACATCTACGACATCAATATCTTCGGAGTACTTCCCAAGTTCGTCATACTATTCCTTGGTTGATGTTAAAACTGGTGAAACCATAATTCCTTTTGATACAACATATACAAAAATAAGTTGTGACGCTGTAGGTAATTATGCCAACTTAACATTGAGTGGCCTATATCCTGATAGATTATACAAGTTTATTATTAGAGTGGATGGCACAGATGGAATGGTAAAATATCATGACTTGGAAAATATTCTAAAGGTGGTTGAATAATGCCTACTGAAGAACCATGGGAGCAAACCTATTCTCTGGACCCTCTTAATTTTGATGATGCTGCTCCATCGATAATCACTTTATCCGAAACTGAGAATATTATAACAATTGATGTAAGAGCTGTAGTATATAAAAAACAACCTTTCGAGGAAATCATAGATCCAGAGTTTAAGGCGTATTAATGAAAGTATTATCATCATATAAAAATAAAAAGGTAAAAGACCTACCTAAGTATTTAGATCCTTCTCTAACGTTAGAAGAAATGGGTGCTGGATGGAATAAATCATGGATTGCCAGATATGAAGTTATGCTAGGTGGATATGCTATAGCTACTTCAAAACTTTCTCCAAACGGTCTTTCAATACCTATTGTTGGTCACTTCATAGATGATGAAATTCCTAAATTAGAAATTGATGTTGATAAATTATTAAGATTTGAAACTCTCCCACCGAACAATTATGATATTAAAATTCATCTTCATAGATCTTTGGAAGGTAATACTGGAGTATCATATAAGAACCCAATATCTTATTATATAAAAGAAGTCTCATCAAAACGTGATGAATTAATTATCGGGGTTCATGATCCGATTTTAGCATCTGGAAATACACTACAAGCCATTAATAAAAATAATAGTTATTGGGATAGGGCAAAACAATTAATTTTAGAACACATAGGTCAAGTCAATAAAGTTCTTGTACTTTCCGGTGGTGGTGTTTATAAAATAATAAACCAGAGAGTGGATGTATTCCCACAATGGAATGTATCAAAGTCTTCCCATCCTGGTACAATAATTTTAAAATTATCAAGACCTTTAGAACCAATTGAACTTGGAGATCTTTGTAATCTAGAACAACAATTAACCGAACCTCGAGAAATAAAACTTAAAGTAAAAGCTCAACCTCTTCCGAGTACTAGTTATATATTAAGAGGTCCTAACTTTTCTGCACCTATCGGTACAACCAAAGCTTCTATTTCAACAAAATATGAATCTTGGGATTCTTTACTGGGAGATGCTACTACCAAAGATAGATTGCTAAATAGTATTTTTAGTGGATCAAAGGCTTCGTCAGCAGACCTTGGTATAGACTATAGAACATATTCCAATTTTATACATTTTAGTTCTGCAAAAGAACGTCTAGCTAATTTTAAATATAAGATTCAATTGGTAGAGTATTACGATTTGAAATTAGATTCTCTATCATCGGCAACCTCTTCAGCAATTGCTACTAACAAATTAAATTATATAGCCAAGAAGAATAAGGTCTTAGCATCTTTTGATGGTTATGAAGATTACTTATACTATGAATCTAGTTCCTATGAATCTAGTGCCTATGGTATATTTAATGCTTCAACATGGCCCAAATCTAATTCTGCTATACCATATACTTTATACAATTCAACCTCATCAGAAGTTACAAATTGGCTAACTACACAGGAGTCTGCAGCATTAGATTATGATATAGATAATGATTATAATTTAGAAAAGACAATACCTGACCATATAAGATTAGATGTCCAAAATGCAAACTATCTAATGTTTGTGAATATGATGGGCCAGCATTATGATACTCTATATAATTACATAGATCATTTAACAAAAATCCATGATAGAAGTAATGAATTAGATCTTGGAATTTCCAAAGATATAATATGGGATACTTTAAAGTCTTTGGGTTGGCATGGTATTAATGGTTACAACTTTGAAGATCTTTGGTCTTATAAGCTAGGTACAAATGAATCGGGAAGTTACCAAACAACAGATTCTGGAAGTACTCAAACATATGTTGTATCATCATCAATGCCAACAGCAGATATAACAAAAGAAGTTTGGAAACGTACTTTAAATAATTTACCATATATTCTAAAGACCAAGGGAACTGAAAGATCAATCAGAGCTTTGACTAATACATACGGTCTTCCTCCTACAGTGTTAAGAGTTAGAGAATATGGTGGTGCACCTAAAGATATGTCTACTAATCAATATGTGAAGTATGAACAGTTCAATCAGTCTTTAGTATTTAGTGGTAGTAATGGTCTAAAACTTCCTTGGGGTCCTTTAACATCGTCAGCTATAAATCATCTCGGAATTGATATGGTTAGATCTATCAATTCAGTAGAGGTTCGTTTCAATGCTAATAAACCTCAAGATTCTCTTATTATGTATAATGCTTATGGTGGCACACTTGCAAATTGGCAGATAGAAATGGAAAAGCATCCTTCGTCTAGTAATGCTTCATCTGGTTATTATAATCATGGTAGGTTATGGTCGTATATTAGGTATGGTTCTACAAATAATGATGTTTCATCATCATACACACCTTGGGCCCCTATTTTTGATAATGATTGGTGGAATATTCAGTTCGGTATGACAGAACCTGACTATGTACGTACTAATTTACAAACGTTCCAATTAGATCTATGGAAAGCTTCTGACCATTCTAATGGTGTCGTAAATCATAAGTATAGTTCTTCTTTTGGGGCAACTCAAGAACATTGGTATCCTTCTTCTGTTATAGGTAATGATCATACCTCTCTAATAGTTGGTGCAGAATCTGGCGCCTATGGTCCAATATGGAAAAATGGAGCTTCTGTTGCAGCTCATCTCACTTTAGATGGGTATACTGGTAGTCTCCAAGAAATTAGATATTGGTCCTTTGCTAATGATGCAAGATTGAGCAACTCGGCATTTACTAATCATGTTCTATCTCCATTATCTATAGAGAGCAATACATATACAGGATCTTATTCTGAACTTGTATATAGACTACCTCTTGGAAGCGATAATAGAACACCTCTATTGACTGATGGAACAACAATATCTTCTAGTCATCCAAACCAATCTATTGTCGATATATTTAAAGATGGTATTAATGGTGAACACTGGAATGTCCATAGCGGGTCAGCTCATGGATTCACCGGAACGTCTGCAGATTGGCAGTACGAAGAAGAAACTTACTTTACTGTAGTTCCTGAGATCATAGGTACGAGAGCAATTTCGGATAAGATTAGAATTGAATCTGGAAGTGTAACTGGCGAACTTCATAGAGATCAATCGATAGTGAGTAATTCTATACAGTTAGCATCTATAGATTCTCCTATGTTGGGAGTTTATTATTCACCTGTTGATGATATTGATATTGATATATCTCATCAAATAGGTGGTGCTAAGTTTGATGATTTCGTAGGTAATCCTCGTGATGGCTATAGAACAAGATATAAAGAATTGAATAATATTCGAAATCATTATTGGTCAAAATACAATACTTCACCAACATTCGATGCATACTTAAAAGTTTTAAAGTATTTCGATCATTCGATATTCCAACAAGTAGAATCTTTATTACCTGGTCGTGCTAAAGCATATACTGGATTATTAATTAAACCAAATCTTCTAGAAAGACCTACAATCTCTAAAGTTTCTGAGTCTTTTGAAAATAGAACTTATGGTATGTCCGACCTGGTAGCTAATAAGGTTAGCTATAAGTTTAATTCTGAAACAATGGATTTAGGAGCTTTATCAAACGGAACATATGAGGGTGCAATACCAGCATTCAATAAAACATATATGGTTTATGATAGGGACCTTTCTCAGAAAGCAAATTCTTATATGGCTAATAGTTTTGATGCTAGTATTAGTGGTCATATTGCACAAGGCTCAATGGCTTCACAAGACATACCTACGTATGATAATTCTGTAACCAGCAGGAAATATACGACGAAGACATCGGGAACCGGATCGGGGCCAGTACAAGTACAAGACTTTATTCCGACAGCTATAAAGAATCAAAGGTATGGTGGAACCAAATATGGTAGTGTTGATGGTTCGATTGGAGGTATCATTAATCTTGTGAATGATCCTACTGTAACAGGTGATGGTTTGTTTGATAGTACAAATGCCCATAACATAAAATGTGCAATAGAAGTTGTTGAAACTAATGCCGTAATATTACAAGCAACAGATAGATCAATCCAGAATAGAGGTGACCTTACAATAAGGTAAAAATCTATATTTTGGATATTTATATACAGAGATAAGCTAAGATGCTTAAATTAAAAATAGGAGTATTATAATGGGATATTTAGATAAATCCTCAATTACTGTAGATGCTATATTGACTAAAAGAGGTCGAGAAAAATTAGCATCCGGTGATTTTACTATAACAAAATTTGCTTTAGCTGATGATGAGATCGATTATGGTCTATGGGATGAGAGTCATTCTAAAGGAACATTATACTATGGTCAAGCAATAGAAAATATGCCGATGGTCGAAGCAATACCTGATGAGTCCAAAGTCATGAGATATAAACTGATGACTCTTAGTAAAAATATTCAAAAATTACCATTCTTGCAATTATCACCAGCTGATGCAACATTTACATTAACTGGATTAGGTGCTCAAGGTTCGATAACTGCAATAACTTCTACTTCTACTTCTGGTGGTACATTATTTGGAGACACAGCATATACAGCTATCATATCTGATAAGAGTGTAGCTAATTTCGATCGTAAGATAGTTACCGATGGTGGTTCTGTTTCTAAGACGTTTAATGTAGTCTCAGGTAATGCAGTAATCACATTCATAGGTCACCCATCACAGAATGCAGCAAAGTCTACAACTCTTACGATAGTAGGTAATAATACTGGTATAACTGGGACTGTAGCCATCAGTGTATCTAAATTAACAACATAATCATGTCAGGTAGATATGTTCCTGGCTTACAGACATTTAAAAATAAAAGGAAATCCATAAAAATGGCTAATATAGTAAAACCCACAAATACAACCTTCATAGACTTTGATTATGTCTACAATTCGCCAGACGATATAGGAGACTTAACTAAAATAGTTGGTGGTGATGTTATCATCAATACTGTTGGTGATCGAATTAATAGCGCTATGTGGGATACCGGTGATTCTACTTTAGCTTCGGGTGAATTTCATACTTCATCAGCTCAGTCTGGTTCTTCAGGGGAATACTACTTAGATGTTTACAGAGCAGACCCTCAGGTAGACTCTACCTTAACATCTCAATTTTCTGTAGCTTATGGTAACTACAACGGATCTGGTTCTTCTAATTTAGAAGGTCAATCTTATGGATTTACACCAACCAAAGCTATCTACTCACAATATGCTGCATTACTTGAAGATAAAAATGATAATGACTCTGATTTTAAATTCAATATTGGTGGTGCTGCTAAAGATTCTATATATGTAATTAATGTTGGTAGAAATCAACTTAAAGAATCTATGGATCCTGGTAACTGGGAATTGAAAATATCTGGTTCTAATGGAACGACAATTCAATTAATCGATACTCTAACTGGTTCTGGTTCTAATGACCAAGGTGATGGCCCACATAATATAATTTCAGGATCCATTGCTTCTGGGCAATCCGGTACTGATATTTATGGTAAGTTTTATCCTAAGTATGGTGTAATGATATTGGACCAAGCTGCAATAAATTCTGATGCAACAATCACTTTAGATGCTACTCCATATTGTTATGATTGTACAGGTACTCCGACTCAAACTATAAGTACGACTATGGCTAATCAAAACCCTTTAAATTTATTTAATGCTATTAAAGGTGGAGCACATTTTAAAGCAAGGAATACCGAACACCTTCATTCTAGAACTTACTTCTGTAGAATTCCAAGTCATGTAGGAAATCATTCGGCTAACCCAACTTTTGTAGCTGACAGTTCTACTGATGGTACATTCCGATTCTCATCAATGGTTGGTAATCCAAAAACGTATGTAACAACGGTTGGTCTTTATGATGAAAATAATGAATTATTAGCTGTTGCAAAACTATCTAAACCTCTTTTGAAATCGTTCCAAAGAGAAGCCTTAGTTCGTGTAAGATTAGAATATTAGGGGGCTAGAGAATGGCAGGTGCATTCAAACAAATAGCCAATAAAAATATTACTAAACATACTGCTCATAAAAAATATGAGATAACAGTAGCAAACTCAACAGGAAGTTTTGACGACCTAAAAGTCTTTTCCTATGCTGGCTCATCGAATACTCTGGAGTGGGATACTACTAATAATACTATTACAACAAATGGTTATGCCAAGAGAGATATCTATTATTCAATATTGAGTGATTTTTATAAGCCGTGCTTTTCTAGTGCCTTCGTAGGTCTATTATCTCAAGATCCTACAGGTTCTGCAATAATTAAAGAAACTACACTTCCTGACATCAATGTATTATCTATACCCCATCTTATGAAAGGTGACGCTATAAAGGCAGGTTCAACAAAAATAACATCTGGATCTCTTATATTGACAGATGATTCTAATGGTAACTTAATATCTGGATCTACAAATATCGGTAATATATTTTATGATTATGGTATTATAGTTTTAACAACAAGTGCTTCAGGAGACTGGGCAAACGCATTTAGTGAGTGTAATCTAGAATTTAAAAATACTTATGTTATGAAAGAGCATGAGTATATGTGCAGCATAGATAAAGGAGAATTTAATGCTAGTACAAACGTTTCTGTACTATCTGATATCACTACGAAAACCCTAAAATCTTTTGTATCATCTCCTTCATGGAATCCATACATTACTACGGTGGGCTTATACAACCAGGATAATGATCTTTTAGCTATAGGGAAATTAGGTCAACCAATTAAAAAATCTGAAAACTACGACACAACATTTATTATAAGATTTGATACATAATGAGCCATTGGAAATATAAAGGAAAATATCTTAGAGATGTTCCTGAAGGCTTTTTCGGTTTTGTTTATTTAATTACCAATACTATTAATGGTAGAAAATATATCGGTCGGAAATACTTCGGTACCTCAAGACGTGTAAAGGTCAAGGGCAAAACACGACGCAAGATTGTACGTAAAGAATCTGACTGGCGTTCTTATGTCGGTAGCTCTAAAACTGTAACTGCAGACATAGAAAAATTCGACATATCAAAATTCAAGTTTGAAATTTTATTTCTCGGAGAGACTAAAGGTCAAGTCAATTATATGGAGGAGAATATCCAACACAAGTCTGATGTTATGATTAGATCAGATTATTATAATGATTGTGTAGGTAGTCGAAAGTTCGTTTCGGTTAAATTCACAGACAAATCTAAAGAGCTTATTTTAGAAACAAAACTCCCAAAATAATTTCATATGTCGTATATTTTTCTTATATTTAACCTATGATAAAAGTACAAATTAAGAAATTGCTAGAGTCCGTATTAGGTCGTGGTTTAGATAAAACCAACGGCGATGTATGGTTTAGTTGTCCTTACTGTCACCATCCAAAACCTAAACTTTCTGTAAATACTATAAATCAAAAGTGGCAATGTTGGGTCTGTGGTAAGAAGGGTCGTAAACTAGTAAATATCTTAAAAAGTATTGGCGCTTCATATAATAAGATAAAGGAGCTTGGTAAATTAGTAGGTGATATAGATACTAGATCATTTACTAAATACCAACAATTACTTTCACTACCTCTAGAATATATACCGATCCTTGATGGCAATATGAAGAGTCCTGATTATAGAAATGCAGTTCGATATTTAAAAAATAGAGGCATTAAGAAGTATGATATCTTAAGATATTCTATTGGTTATTGTGAGTCTGGTGAGTATGGTGGGATGATTATCGTACCTAGTTACGATGCCAATGGAGAACTCAATTATTTTACTGCTAGATCTTTTTACGACGTTAGCTTCAAGCATAAAAACCCTCAAGTTTCAAAAGATATTATCGGTTATGATTTACTAGTTAATTGGAATGAACCTGTTAATATCGTTGAGGGTCCTTTCGATGCCTTAGCCGTCGGTGAGAATGCAATCCCTCTTTTTGGTAAATTAATCCAGAACGCACTAAAACATAAAATTTTGCAATCAAGAGTCTCTCGGATAAACTTACTATTGGATGCAGATGCAAGGACCAAGGCTTTAGAGCATGCAGCATATTTTATGGATAATAATATAATTGTACATTTGATAGAAATGGAGCAATCCGATCCTAGTGAATTAGGTCGTAATAAAATCTTAGAAATGATAGAAGAATCCAAACCTTTAACCTTCAGTAAATTAATGGAATATAAATTGTATGCAAAAAATTGATATAGGCTTTGATAAAATTGAAAAGATATTGCATATTGCAGATATACATATCCGGAATTATAAGAGGCATACTGAATATAGATCTGTCTTCGATCAACTATATAAAGCAGTCGACAAGCTACCTGCAAACTCATTAGTTTATATTGCTGGGGACATAGTACATAATAAAATAGATATGTCTCCTGAATTAATAGATCTGACCCGTGAGTTTCTTATATCGTTAGCAAATAAAAGACCTACTATTTTCATCAGGGGAAATCATGATATGAACCTCAATAATAAAAATAGAATGGATGCTCTTAAACCCATATACGATTCACTGAATCATCCGAACCTTTGGTATTTAGATAAGACTATGGTTTATGAAATTGCTGATGTCCAATTCTCTGTTTTTGATATCGCAGACGATCAAGAAAACTATATCCTTGCAAGGGACATTCCTGATGATAAACTAAAGGTGGCTTTATTCCATGGTGCAGTAGATTCATCCATGACCGATGCAGGCTTCAAAGTGCGTAATGAAAATTATTCTGTAAAAATGTTTAGTAATTATGATATGGTCTTATTGGGAGATATCCATAAACATCAATATCTAGATACTAATAAAACCATACATTATCCTGGTAGTTTAATCCAGCAAAATTTCGGAGAATCATATGAAAACCATGGCTATACTATTTGGGACCTTAGGGACTTGTCTAGCAGCTTTACTCATATCAATAATGATTATGGGTTCTATACCGTTGATATTAATGATGGGCAGCTTCCTAGCATTAAAGACATTCCTAGGTTTCCAAGATTAAGAATACGAACTAGTAATACTACCGAGGCAGAACTTAAAAGTCTGATGTTGCAAATCCGTAAGCAGTCCAGTTTCTCTGATGCTATGATTATTAAAACAGACAAGGTGAAAGGATCTTCAAATAATAAAATCGCTAAGGCTTTATTGAAGGATGTTCGGGACATCGAATATCAGAATGAATTATTGGATGATTATATATCTAGAAATTACACTTTAGATCCTGAAATGCAATCTCGAATAAAAAATCTCAACAGATCTTTAAACGCAGGACTTCCTCCTGTAGAAATATCTAGAAATATTTCATGGAAGCCAAAGAAGTTTGAGTTTGATAATATGTTTAGTTACGGTTCAGACAACGTGATAGATTTTAAAAATGTTAAAGGCTTGATGGGTTTATTCGCAGCTAACCATTCAGGTAAATCTGCTATTTTAGATTCTATAGCTTTCTGTTTGTTTGATAAGTGTAGTAGAACAAAAAAAGCCGAAGATATTATGAATAATAAATGTTTGGACTTTAAATGTAAACTCACCTTTGAAATAGATGGTGTAGATTATTTTATAGAAAGGAAAGCCAAAAGAGTAAAAAGTGGCAAGTCCAATGTTAGGGTTGATGTTGATTTTTCTATGGTCGGTGAAGATAATTCCATAATATCTTTGAATGGTGAACAAAGACGTGAAACTAATAAAAATATTAGAGGCTATGTCGGCACCTATGAGGATTTTGAATTAACTTCCCTTTCTGTACAAAATGATGGGATAGGCTTCATAAATAAATCCCAGACAGAACGAAAAGATCTCTTAGCTCAATTTATGGATATAACCGTTTTTGAGGAACTGTATCAGGTAGCTAATGAAGAGATTCGAGATGTCCAAGTGTTACTTAGAGACTTCAAAAAAACAGATTATGATGTACAATTAATAGATGCAACAGAGGTTTACAATCATCACACATCAGAAATCAAAATAGTTAAAGCAAACAAATTAAGTTTGAAAAAACAAATCAAAAAACTATCTGATGATATTATAAGCCTTACTAAAAAAATAAAATCTGATACTAAAGACTGGGATATTAAAGCTTTAGAATCTAGTGAAACTATAGTCATTGATATGATAGCAAAGGCTGATCTGAATGTTTCAAATCTTAATGTAAAGAGTGGTAATAACAAGTCTGAATATTTAACTTTGAATAGTCAATTAGTTAGTTTTGATTCCATTTTGATAGATGAAAAAGTTACTGAATATTATAAATGTCTAGATGAAAAATCTTCACGGGAAATAGATTTAGACAAATTAAAAGCTGTAGTTAAACAAAAGCTAAAACTGGTTTCTAAATTATCTACCCATTTATACGATCCAGATTGTGAGCACTGCATCAATAATGAGTTTGTTAAACAAGCTGAAAAAGCAAAATTGGAACTCCCTGAAGATCGCAAACAAGCAGATTCGTATATCAAAGACGTTGAACATTATGGTAATAAATCGACAGCTTTAAAATCATATATAGATCAAAAAGACGATCTTGATCAATTGGGTTTAAAATTGAGAGATCTTGGGGCAGATCAAAAAAATCTATTGTTGAATATAAAAAATAAAGAAAGTGAGCGTGATTATAATGTAGAAAAACTTTCAACTATAAAATCCAATATAGAATCTTATCATAAAAATGAAAAGATCATATCTTTCAATAGAAAAACCCAAGATGCCATACATATATTAGAAAGTGAAAAATTAGAATCGGAAAATATATTAGATGGCGTGGAATCTAAATTATTGGAAAATTATTCGAATATAAATCTTGCAAAATCAAAAATAGAAGCTATCAATGGTTCTATAGAAAAAGCTAATGATTTAGAAAATAGATTGAAGGCTTATGAGTATTATTTAGAATCTATCAAGAGAGATGGTATACCTTATGAACTGATATCTGATGCTCTACCGTACATAGAGGAAGCCGTGAATGAGACATTATCTCAGATAGTAGAATTCACCATTAGCTTCGAAACTGATGGTAAAAATATACTAACTTATATCAAGTATGATAAAAGCCTTTGGCCATTGGAAATGACTTCTGGTATGGAAAAATTCATATCTTCATTGGCAATTAGAGTTGCTCTTATAAATGTATCTAATCTGCCAAGACCTAATTTTTTAGCTATCGATGAAGGTTTTGGTAATTTAGATTCTGACAATCTTAATAGTATGTTTATGCTTTTTGAATATCTAAAATCTGAGTTTGAATTCATTTTGGTCATATCCCATTTAGATGCCTTGAAAGATGCAGCAGATGGATTATTTGAGATTAACACCCATAAAGACTTTAGTAAAATAACGTTTTGATAGATATTTATATTCGATCTCACTTCAATAGTGAGGGTATATACTAGGAGATTTAATGCCGTTCATAAAACTGAACCAACCCAAATATCTGAGAGAAACGTCAATGCTTATAGCAGACACAGATCCAGACTCTACTTACTTCCAAGTAGCAGAAATTCCTAGTTATCTTACTGGTGGTAAAAATCTTTTGTTGATTGGTGGTAATAATGATTTATTGAAGCCAGGCTCAAATATCGAATTAGAGATTACCGATTCTAATGGCAACCCTATATTTCATGAAGTAAACCAATATATTGAAACTGGTACTAATAAGAGAGCTATTAGCATTTATGTATACGAATCTACGCCTACTGGTATAGGTTGGATTACTATAGCTGGTGAAGCCGAGAAAAGACCAAACGGTAATTCAGTACCAAAATCCTGGCAAAATAAGCTCAATGTTAAATGGACCAAAAGAATAAGAATATATCCTTTTAGGGAAAATAAAACTAGGGTCATATTAAAAACTCCCCCAGTAATAAAAATAAAAGAATTGGTCCGAGAATATTTAGTTCCATCTGGCGGCGTAACAACTGCAATAACAGAATCCACTGGTGATAGTATTAATTATGAATATTCAACAGACCAGGCAGGATTCTCTCCAGGACAAGGCTTCGGTTATTTAACAACGCCTTCTGCATATTTCAGTTCTTCAATGGTTGGTTCAACAGTAGCGTTTACAGATATAACCCCAACTTTACCAACTGACCAAGTCTTATCGGTTACAGGACCTGGAGGCCAAACTCAAGATTACTGGGCAACTCAGATTGTCGAAATAGTAAATGATACTAAAGCAAAAGTTAATAGTTCATATGCTCCAGCAATAGACTTCACCATTTCCGAAAGGGCTGGGAACAGTCTAACTCAAACATTTTCTACAAATGTATCAGGTTTTAATTATGCATTATATTCTCATACATACCAACAAGATATAACCTGGGCAACCCAACAATTAAATTTTGAATCTTGGGCTAAGATTGATATATCTGAATTAGATCCTATGTGCGGAGACTTACGAAGAATTAAAGTTTTGAAGAGAAGTCAGGGCTTCCAAAAGTATGAATTGGCAGTAGAAGTTGATCTAGATAATAGTGAACTTTTAGCTAAAGATGATGCCTTTGCCTTGGAAAAGCTTCTAGGGAACTTCACAGAGCAATCAACCATAGATTCCTATTGGGAAGCTAGCTATCAAGGTGTAGCTTCGGCAGTTGGTAGTTTACCTATAACATCATCAAACTCGTCAAGATTCATGGGAGCTGTAGTTATATCTGGTAGTGAAAATCTAAAAGATAATTTTGCAAATACAAGAGAAGATGCCAGAGTTCAATTCAAAATGAAATCTGCGGACTTTAATGGAGATGGCTCAAACACTTCAGGAGTCGAATTATTTAAGAATGGAAACTATCAAGTATCCTTTAAATTAGCTTCTGAAGATATAGATGATGGGTTGGATGGATCTAAGATCAAGGTCTATATATCTGGTTCAGCAGTTGCATCACCATCTGAAACAGTTGATAAGGTTTTATTAGATACCATCTCCAATATAGGTACAGGTGTTGTGGTGCCTACTAGTACTACTAATAAAGCATCCATTGCTCAAACATCAGCAAGAGGAGCTAATGGTACCAATCTAGCAGTATCTAATACGACAACGGTGGAAATCAGTCAAGAGCCAGAATCTGCAGAACATGAATTAGTTTACAATTTTAGTACATATAAAAATGGTCATGCTTCTCTGATATTTGAAGTGATATCCGGGCGTTGGCATGTGGCAAATGTATCATTTCAATCGGTCAAACAATCAGGGTTTACTCCCAATCATACATCAGCAGAATTCAGAATGTTTGCAGACACTCAACAGAATGATATATTCGATTTTAAGTTTGAACTTTATGATAATAATAGTGAATTAATCCATACATCATATACTCAATCCTTAGCATGGGTTGGTGGTAATACATCTGTAACTGGAGAAAATAATACAATTGAAGGTAGCTTGGTAATTGGTAATGGAATATTAATGAAAGGAATATCGGCACAATAATATGGCTAATATACGTACAATAGATTATAAGGGATTCGCATCAGCCTCTGATGGTACTGGACCTAAAGGTTGGATGATGTGGTCTGGTTCAGAAGAATTAAGTGGTAGTAGCTATTCTGGTGTAGGTATGGAATTAGTTGCTGGATCTGAATCTTATCTAAAATTCGATGCATCGTCTACTGGTGCCGAATTAGATATTAAAGCTAAGAAATTCTTTATCGGGACACCATCAACTCAATACATATCGGGTTCATCAGGCAACATAGAAATATCATCATCTCTATTCCATTTAGATCCTGCTAATAGTAGTCTTATAATTGGTGCAGGAACTACGATCAATGCTGATCTGTCTGTTAATAATTTATTCGTTCCTGCAGGAGCAACTGCTTCTAATGCAAAAGCTTATATATCCAGTTCCGGTGTAGCTAAATTTTCTGGAGATGCTGCTGGCAACTATAATGTAGATTTTACTCCTGGTACATCTTCTATTGCCGGATGGGCTATTTCATCCGATCGCTTACAAGCTAGTAATTTAATAATAAATTCAGATGGTAATATCCAAACAACAAACTTCCAATCCTCTTTAGTAGGTACAGGTCAAGGTTGGAAGATAGGTTCAGACGGTGTAGCAGAATTCGAAGAAGCAAGAATTAGAGGAACTCTATCAACGGCAGTATTCGAAAAAGATACTATAAGTGCTGTAGGTGGTGCAGTAATAATTGCAAATGCTACAACAATCTCTGGCTCCGATATCATCTCAACCAATGCAACATTTTCTGTAGAGTCTTCAAATGGGTTTGTAGTCGGTGAATATTTAGTTGCTAAGGCTACGTCATCAACAGGCTTTACAGAAGAAACTTTCAAGATAGAATCTACTGGCTCTGGTATTTTAATGGTTTCTCGTAGTGGTGCAATACCAACAATGTCTTCAGGACAAGTGATAGTTTCTAAAGCTGCTTCTGGATCTGGCTACATACTTCTTAATGGATCTTCTGGTGACTATGCTCCATATATGGAAATGGTTGAGCGTACTGGTTCAGGTGTTGATGATTTAGAAACGAAAGTATTATTGGGAAATTTAGGTAGTCTAGGTAGTTCAACTAGCTTTGGGGACCTTACAGGCCAGACTGGTTTATATACCGATAATGTCTATTTGAAGGGTGCAATTTCTGCATCTTCTGGTATGATTGGTGGAATCAAATTACAGTCTGATAAAATGTTCGTGGGTATAGGTACTCATGGAGATGAAAATACCCAATTCTATGTGGACAATTCAGGTAAGTTTAGTTTAGAAGACAAACTAGTGTGGGATGGAACTGATTTAGCAATTACTGGAACAATAACTATTGGTCCTAGCTCTACTTCAGAAGTTGATTTTGGTTACTCTGCATCTCTAAGCGCATCAGCAGCAGAAACTGCAGCTCAAGGATTTGCAGACAATGCAGCTACTTCGGCATCTAATGCACAGACAGCTGCTACTAATGCAGCTCAAGGATTTGCTGATAATGCAGCAACAAGTGCTTCTAATGCACAGACAGCTGCTCAAGGTTATGCAGACAATGCAGCAGCTAGTGCATCAGCAGCTCAATTAACAGCTAATGCAGCTTCATCAAGTGCAGGATATGCTTTAGCTTCTTCTTCTGCACAACAAACAACTATTGATGGTTATGTTGCACAATTAGTTCTTGCAAATGATGCTGTTGAAATATCAACTTCTGGACAATCCCCAGATTTTGGACTTGCTCGATTTGGTACTACTACAAATTTTTATGATGGTGTTGCCTCAGCAGAAGCTAATGTAAAATTAAAATTGAATGCAGATGGTGTTAGAGCTTATGGTGACGACACAACAACCTATGCAGATATAACTTCTGCTGGATTAGCTATTATTGATAATAATGTTGAAGTTGGTAAGTTTGGTGCTACAATGAGAGTTGGGCATGATTCAGCTACCAAGAGTGCACTTCGTGTAGATGGTTCTGGTAATCTAACCATTGGACCTCAAGGCAAAACAAACATCAGTATGTCAGCAGCAACTGGTAATGTTTCTTTTGAGGGATTAGTTTCAGCAGTAAACTTTTCTGAAAAATATGTAGTAATTAATTCAGGTAATGTAGCTAATTATACACAATCAGTTACTGGAGGAATAAATTTATTATTTGATGGTTCTGGTGGAGGAGATATAACTATGAATATGCAATTGGATGTAGATCCTGGAATAATAAAAGATATTATAATCCCGAATGCCGCAGCTAGTCAATCTGCAGAAGTTCAAATAATAGTAAATATAGATGGCTGTTCATACGATGATGGTAACATTTCTGGTGGCTATTTAGAAGCAGCGGTCAATAGATAGGAGTTAACTAATGGCAGAAAAATCTTTATCAAATGGACATGTTTTTAAATTTAAACGTGAAAATTCAAATTTAATTTTAACACAAGCTTCGGACCATTCCCATGAAAATACTTTATTTGCATCAGCTGTAACAATATCTGGCTCGGGAGCATCTAACCCAACCTTGACAACTCATGGTCTTGTAGAGATAAAAAATTATGATCATACACCAGGTCTTAAAATACAATCTGGTGGATCCGATGGTGATGGTGTTATAGGATTTTATGGCGGCGGTACATGGATAGTAGGTCAAGAACAAGGTGTAGATAAATTTAGGATTAAAAATTCCAATACTATAACTGGTGGTGGAAATGGTTTAACTATAGATGGATCTAATAATAATATCGGCATAGGTACTGATAGCCCAGATGGAAAAATACATATTGTTGGAAAGTCAATTTTTGAAGGTGGTTCCGCTTATTGGAGTGACACTGCCCCTGGCTTAACAACAGGAACCATACATCTAGATCCTGGAGTTAGTACTGATCATCACGGAGGAGCAATAACGTTTGGTGCCTCTGATGCAGGATCTGGAGCTACTGCTCAAGCAGGTATCTATGTAAGGTCCGATGGGTCGTATGGTACTAAAATGTATTTTGGTACGACAGATTCATATGCTACCGGCTCTAAAGTAGCGATGATGATCAACGACGACCGACAAGTCGGAATTGGCACAGCATCACCATCTTATAAACTTGACGTAAAAGATTCTCAAACAAACTTTATTGCTAGATTTTGGAATAGTAGCACTGATGACGAAGCAGATGGTGTTATAATACGTTTAGGGCCAAATACAAATCCCAAAAACACCAACAATTTTATGCACTTCCAAGATGGGGATGGTACAGTAATAGGACAGATCGATGGAGATGGATCCGGTGGAACCGAATTCAAAGAGTCTTCAGATATTCGTAGAAAGAAAGATATTCAACCTACGAAATTTGGTATAGCTGATTTGTTAGAGATAGATATAGTTGATTTTAAATATAAAACTAGTGACGTAAACAGGACGGGGGTAATAGCTCAGCAGGCCAAAAAAGGTTATCCGCCAGCAGTCTCTGATTATGAAGACTATAATATATTAAATGACTTAAAACCTGGCGATGAAGACTTTAAATATATGACCGTTGCGTATGCTAAATATATTCCACTACTGATGAAATCTCTGCAGGATGCCTATAGCAAGATTTTAGAATTAGAAACGAGGATAGATAATATGGAGGATGATAATGTCGAGATTTAGAAAAGTCCAATTTTCAAGTGGGTCTGCAGATGTCAATGGTGAAGTATCTGCTAGTCAAATAAAGGGTGAATGGTTATTGGACCCGTCTGATGGCAAAAGTGTACAATTGAGAATACCATCCGCATCATTTAGTGGATCAGATGATCGCATTCCGTTCTATTATTCATCATCTGGTAGGATTGGTATAAACACATCTTCTCCAACAAAGGATTTTGAAATCTCTGGCGAAATAAAAACTGTCAAACGAACAACTTCTACCGGATCAATAATAGAAATATCTTATGATAGAGATGGCAGTAAAGCTGTAGTCGGCGATAATATGGGTGGCGTAAAATGGAACGATGAAAACGAATCAGGGAATCCTGGAGATTCAGCAGCAATATATTCTATATGTACCAATGCAAACGTAGATGGTACAGCAGGAGATATAGTATTTCTAACTACAGACCCTACAGACACAACAACAATAGCCCAACCTCCTCGTGAAGTAGTAAGGGTATTGGCTACTGGAGGAATATCAGCATCTTCTTATTTTGGACCCATAGATGGTGGGACATATTAATGAGTTGTGAGATATTTATATAATGAGATTCGGTTCTAAAATATCATGGGATAAAGCAGCTATTCTTTGGAATAGTAACTCTTACTTATGGGATGATGTCCGTGAGATATTGGAAGAGTTGGGTGCTAAAGGTTTCCCAGATAGATTACCAGAAGAACTCGAAAAACTCGACGATAAGAAGAAAAAGAAATTAATCCGTCTTATTATGTATCTTAATGATGTCGAAGTATATGATGAAAAAAAAGAAGTATCAAACATAAAAGCTTATGTTGAAGATGTAAAATTAATAGTAGAGGAAGTAAAGAAAAATGTACAAATTATTCACTGATAAAATAGAAAATTTTGAAGCTCGTATAAAATTAGAAGGTGCTTCATTAAAAAAATCGAGTGCCAGATTAGTAGTTGAAGCTGAAAACTTTTCACTACTTTTCAATGGAACTATCGATGATTCTGGTAACGTAAGTGTACCTGTAAGAAGACTTAAAGGTTTACTAGATGAAAATACAAGTGGTGCTATAAGACTAGAAGTTATCGCCGAAGATACTTTTTTTACACCTTGGGAATCTACATTTTCTGTTGATACAGCTAAGTCTATAAAAGTTGAAATAAAATCTCAACAAAGTGCAAAGTCTATTATTGAAGCAAAAACATCTGTAGAAATAAAATCTCAGAAAGAAGCTTCAAAGCCAACGTTATCTGAAAAGAATCATGTGGTTGCGATAATGAAAATGCTCATAAAAGAAAATATAAATATTGATAATTTACACATTAAAAAAGATAAATTGAATAATATTATAGCAGAATATATTGTAACTGAAAAAGTAAAAGAAGATCAAAAAGGTCCGGTTATCACTAAGCTTTTAAAAGTATTAGAAAAACGAAAATAAACTGGATAGGTAGTTATGTCTGAATTTAATCTCTCAGGATCTTTCATACAAGACACATACCAACGACTTATTCAAATAGGTAGTGGTAGTCTTTTAGATGGAACAGGTTCTGCTTTGCCAATATCTATTAGTGGTAGTGATGTTTCATTAACACAGAGTCTATCTGTTGCAAATGACATAACTGCTAGCGGAACTATATCTTCCTCAGCAATAGAAACTGGTACTCTAAAGGTTAGTGGATCTAGTGAATTTTCTGGTAGTCTTCACTTCAATGCAATTGCTTTTACAGAAACTGCAATAGCAACTCATGCTGGTGATCATACTTGGGGAACTGATGCCGATAGCTATCATTATTTTACTGGTAGTATAACAGCTTCTAATAACATTCATGCTACTAATTTCTACGGTGACGGTTCTGGTCTAACCAATATCACAGCTTCATATATAACTTCGTCTAATATATTTGGTATCGTAGATAATGCAGTATCAGCCTCATCTGTACCATACACAGGTCTTTCTGGCTCTGTACCGTTATGGGATCAATCTACAGCTGGTAATGCTGCAACAGCTACTAAATTATCTTCTTCCGTAAATATAAATGGTGTTGCTTTTGATGGATCTGGAAATATAACCGTACCAGCTGCTGGTTCTACATTATCAGATACTGTTCCAATAAGTAAAGGTGGTACTGGACAAACAAATAGTAGCTCCTGGTCTAATCATAGGATAACTACGAATGCATCTGGAACTCTTAATTATGATGCTACACCTGCAGTTGCTCCTAATCATGATTCTTTAGCAGGATTTATAGCAAATGAACATATTGATTGGACTGTAGATCAAGGTGAATCAACAAAAGTTTATTCTGATAATATTCCAACTTTAAATCAAGATACATCCGGTAATGCTGCCACTGCAACTTCAGCTTCTTTAGCTGCGGTAGCTAATTCAGTTGCTAATGCTGATGCTATTACTTTCTCCGTTAACAATGCAGTTACTGCGGAAACAGCTTCATACGTGCCAGCAGGTAATGTAGATGGGTATGTAGACTTTGCTGACTATGCTACAAATGCAGGTACTGTTGGTAATATTGCTGCAGATGGTTTTACATTGGATTATGTTACTGACAATCATAATTCAACGACCAATAATATAACAGCATCAGCCTTTGTAGCTACCACGGTAAGTGCAAGTGGAACCATATATGCCCAAGCACTAACTATTGGTGGTGGAGCGTCTTCTACTTCGACTATATCTGCAACAAATATAACTGCAAGTGGTCATGTATCTTCTAGTTATTTCTATGGTGATGGTTCAAGTCTTACAGGAGTGGGTCTAGATTCTAATAGTGATGTATCAATAGCTTCATTAACTGCTAGTTCGCATGTATCAGCTTCTTCTATATATGGGACAAATCTATATATAAGTGGCTCTGCTCAAATGAGTGGTTCTCTAGTATTCAATGCAGTAGCATTTACTGAAACTTCTATAGCAACACATGCCGGCGATC